AAGGGTGTATTCGAGATTGCTGGTATCAAGATCTACAAGTCAATGAACATACCATTCTTTGGTAAGTTCGGTACTAAGTATGGTTCTGCATCCTCAACTGCTCCTGGTACAACTGATCCTGGTAACTCTGGTTCATTCGTTGGTGAAGCTATGGGTGATCAGCACAATGACACAGTAAACGACTACGGACAAGAAGCTAAGTTCAACAACTCTTGTGGACTTATCTTCCAGAAAGAAGCCGCTGGTGTTGTTGAAGCAATTGGACCTCAAGTCCAAGTAACATCTGGAGATGTATCAGTCATCTACCAAGGAGATGTTATATTAGGAAGGCTCGCAATGGGGGCCGACTATCTTAACCCTGCTGCTTCTGTTGAGTTGTTCTGTGGAACAGCTACAAAGCCTGCTGCATTCGGTTAATGTACATACGGGGAGTTAACGCTCCCCTTTTTCTTTATATAATTTTATGGCTTCCACGACAATTGATACCGAGACCGAACTCTCCGCTGTAAATGCAATCTTGGGAGCTATTGGTCAATCCCCAGTATCGAGTATTGATAAAACTAATCCGGAGATAGGATTTATATATAATATACTGAGGGATTCGAATGTAGATTTACAAGCCGAAGGCTGGCATTTTAATACAGAAAGACATGTTAAGTATACACCTCAAACTGTAGGAGGTGTGAAAAAGATAGCTATAGGTAATGACATATTAAAGATGGATGTTACTGATGGCTGGACTAAAAGAAATTATGATGTAGTAAGAAGAGGTGGTTATCTATATGATAAGATGGATCACACAGATGATTGGGATGAACTAACGGATGGTATAGATTTAGATATAGTTAAGTTAATTAGTTATGAAGATCTACCTGAAGTATTTAAAAGATATATTATATATAAATCAGCAGTAAGAGCTGCTACTCAATTAGTTAATAATCCACAACTAGCTCAACTATTATCTCAACAAGAATCTTTAGCTAGAGCTGCGATTATGGAATACGAATGTAATCAAGGTAATCATACTATGTTTAGTTTACCAGAAGATAGTACATACAATTCCTATCAACCTTGGAGGTCACTAGGGAGGTAATGACAGCAGTAACACAAACAATAGATAACTACTTTGCTGGTATATCACAACAGCCAGATCTAAAGAAGTTTCCAGGTCAAGTAAAAGATATAGTGAATGCTGTTCCTGATGTAGTAGAAGGCTTATACAAAAGACCTGGAGCTAAACGTATAGGCTCTACACCATTAGCTAACGTACAGTCTAATGGTTCTTGGTTTCATTACTTTAGAGATGAGACAGAAGGATCATATATAGGACAGATAGCTAGTGACGGTAAGGTTAGAATGTGGAGTTGTAATGATGGTACTGAAAAAAATGTATGGTATCATACAGATAACAGTGCTTATAGTGGAGGTAACTCTGATCATACATCTATCACAGGATACTTAACTCCTAGTAGTGCTACAGCTACAGAAGACTTACAAGCATTAACTATTAATGATACTACATTCCTAAACAATAGAACTAAAACTGTAGGTACCACAGGTACTACAACTGCTAGAGAACATACACACTTTGCTTTTCTAGAACTATTGAGAACAGAGAATGGTAGGCAATATGGTTTAAATATATATGCTGATGAAACTGCTACTAATTTAACTAGAGCTACTAGATTAAAAATAGCTTCTGATACTTTAGCTGAAGGTCAGAATACAGGTACATGTCCTGGTATAGGTACTCAAGTATTTAGTGTAACTAGTGGAAGTAAAAAGAATCTGATATTCCGTATTACAACTTTAGGTCAGCAAGGTCAATTAGTAGCTAACGATGATAATACATCTAGTCCATCTGATATTTATTCCTGTTCCTATAATAGAAACGTATCACTATTACATGGTGGAGAAGGTTGGGCAGATGGTGATACAACAACAGTAACATTAACTCATTCTAAAGGTGGAGGAGCAGCTGGTGACAGTACCACTAAAGCTACTTATACAATTGAAGTTGAAGATGATGAAACTGTAGCAGTTAAAGGTACAATTAATGGAGGTGTTAATGGTATTATTCGACCAGCTCCTACACCATTTGATGCAGATACTGCTGTAACTGTTGATACAATATTAGGAGGAATTACTACAGAATTATCAGGCACAGGTGTAAGTTATAAAATAATAGGTAATGGTATTTATCTGCATTCTTCTTCAGCTTTTAGTATTGAAGTAGTTGATCAGGATCTCATGAGAGTAATGCAAGATCAGGTAAATAGTATTGAAGACTTACCTGTACAATGTAGAGATGGTTATATAGTTAAAGTAGCTAACTCTAGAGATTCAAATGATGATGATTTCTTTCTTAAATTTGAAGGTAATGATAGTCTTGATGGACCAGGTGCATGGGTAGAATGTGCAGCTCCAGGTATAGTAAAGAGCTTAGATGCTACTACTATGCCTCATGTATTACAACGTCAAGCAGACGGTGATTTCTTAGTGAAAAAATATACATGGGCAGATCGTGATGTAGGTGATGATAATACTAATGCTTTACCGTCTTTTGCTAAGAATTCTTCTACAATAAATCGAGTGCTATTCTTCCGTAATAGATTAGCTTTACTATCAGGTGAAAATGTTATATTATCTAGACCTGGAGAATTAGGTACACCAGCTTTCTTTGCTAAGACAGCTCTAGCAGTTAGTGCTGTAGATCCTATAGATATATCTTGTAGCTCTTCATTCCCTTCTGATTTATATGATGGTATAGAAGTAGCTGCTGGGTTAGCAGTCTTTAGTACTAACCAACAGTTCTTACTATCTTCTGATGCAGAGATATTAAATCCAGATACAGCTAAACTGAGAAGTATATCTACATATAATTATAATAAAGATTTACCTCCTATCTCTTTAGGAACTACTGTAGGTTATATTGATAACTCAGGTAAGTATAGTCGTTTCAATGAAATGGTTAGCGTACAAAGGGAGCAAGAACCTACGGTTGGAGAAACCAGTAAAATTGTACCTACATTATTAGAAAAAAATATAGATCTACTTACAAATTCTAGAGAAAATTCTTTAGTATTATTCGGAAAAACTAATTCAGATATTGTATATGGATTCAAATATTTCTCTTATGGTGAAGAAAGGAAACAACAAGCTTGGTTTAAATGGAAACTAAATAATCCAATTAAATATCATTTCATTATAGATGATGATTATTTTATTTTAGATACTGATAATTTCTTACAGAGAATCAGTTTAATGCAGAAAGATACTGATCCTAGTATTAATGAAACTGTAGAAGATGATACATCTAATTATCTAATACATCTTGATAATTGGACTACTGTAGGTAGTGGCGTATATAATTCTGGTACAGGTCTTACTACATTTACTAATCAATCAGACTGGATAGATCAAGTAACCTCACCTAATGGTACTTTAGTTTTAGTTGATACAAATGAAGCTTCTACTAGAGTAGGTAGATATGCTACTTGTACTGTGATTAATGGAGATGATTTTACAGTACCTGGGGATTGGTCTACTGGTACATTCTACATAGGATACTTATATGAATATTCAGTACATTTTCCAACAATATATTTCACACAAACACAAGGTCAGCAATTTAAAGCTGATGTAAATTCATCACTTGTTATCCATAGAATCAAACTAAACTTTGGTAGATCAGGTTTATATGCAACTACTTTACAAAGAGTATCCCCTAAGACTAATTATACTCAAGAGTATGAATCTGCTGCATTAGATGAATATAATGTATCAGATGCACCATATGTACCTGAAGATATACAGACGGTACCAGTATATGAAAAGAATACTAATGTAGAAGTATTACTTAAATCATCACACCCAGCTCCTGCTACCCTATTTGCATTATCATGGGAAGGAGATTATTCACCTAAAAACTACAAACGTGTCTAAATACATTCACCCACTAACAATAGAGGCTGCCTTGAAGGTGGCCTTTAATTTACGTCCAGAAGACCGTAGAGAGATCGAAGAAGGTCACGGGCTAGATCCTATCGAACACCTAACTTTGTGCGTACACGAAGGCTTAGGGGTGTGGTTCGAGGTGCCTAACGGCAAGACTGCTGGTATGGCTGGAGTCGGACCTGATGGAGCTATATGGATGTTGTGTACACCTGCCATTCATGAGTATCCTGTTACCTTCGCAAGAGAAGCAAAGCGTTTCGTTGAGAGTAGAACCGAACCGCTGTTATGGAACATTGTTGATAAACGCAACATTGTTCATCTAAAACTACTCAAATTTTTAGGTTTTAAATTCTTAAGAGAAATTAAGTATGGACCTAATAACTTGTCCTTTATAGAGTTCTGTCGTGTGTACAAATCCTCATAAGCATTCAGCTAAATTAGATAAACATAAAAGAGATTACCGCTTCCGAGCTGAAGAAAATAAGTTTCGGGGTAAGGAAGCTAGTTGGAAGATGGGTCAAAACAGAAATGTTATTGGCTTATCAAGAGATAGATCAGATATTTATAGTAAAAAATTAGATATTATTGGTAAAGGCAGACAACTTGATCTAGAAGCACAGAAGGAATATTATGTAGCAGATTCTACTGTTAGAGCTGCTGAAGGTGGTACATCTACAACTGCTGGTAGAAT